ACTACCCAAAGACAACTCTGACTCCTCGTCGTCGCTCGTCTCCTCTTAGCGAAGACAACTCTCGGACCCGAGAGCTTATTGGGAGTATTCCAGAATTTGACAAGCTTTTCGTTCAAAAGAGCCGGGACGAAATCCAAGGCATTCTGGATAACTTTATGAGTTCTTTGGATGGGGCAGCCGCCGAAGAAGATGCAACCCCCCAAGCATCTTCTTCCGAAGCCCAAACTGATGTGAGCGCAGTATTCAACGAGCTTATGAACTCGTAAGCCACATCAAACCGCAGGGGGGCATGGGTTCAAAGATGCCCCAGCACTTACTGTGAGAAATACATGACAAGCAAGACACCACTTAGATATCCAGGCGGCAAGTCTCGTGCCGTTAAACATATTCTTCCACATATTCCTGAAGATTGCGAAGAACTTTGCTCGCCTTTTCTTGGTGGTGCATCGGTGGAGCTTGCTGTTGCCGCAAGGGGGACGAAGGTATACGGATATGACATCTTCGTCCCTCTTGTTTGGTTTTGGCAAGCATTGCTCAAAGACCCGAATCATTTAGCCGAACTCTCAGATTCTTTCAGGGTTGAGAAAGAATACGAGCACCAAGGAAAGATTGAGAAGAAAAGAGGTCTTCCTCCAGAGACTTTCCGTGAATTTAGGAAAGAGATAAGAGAGGAAATAGAAAAAGAAAATCCTCAGTTCAGTTTTGACTTGGCAGCAAAGGTATATGCTATCAATCGGTCAAGCTTTTCGGGAGCAACCCTGTCAGGCGGTTTCTCAAAAAGAGCTTCTTATGCTCGCTTCACGGATAGCTCTATCGATAGAGTGAGAGACTTTCATCAGCCAAACTTATCAGTAGAACAAATGGATTTCAAAGAATCTATTGCCAAACATCCTGATGCTTTTCTTTATTTGGATCCTCCCTATATGTTTGACAAGGAATGGATCCCAAAACATATTGATGAGAGAACAGGAAAGGTTATCGAAGGATACTGGATGGATAGAGACAAGTTGTATGGCAAGGATGGTGATCTTCACTCCGGCTTTGATCATAAAGGTCTTTATGATATTCTTAGCCAAAGAAACAACTGGGTTCTTTCATACAATGACACTCCGGAGATAAGGGATCTATACAAAGATTATGAAATCATTGAGGCAGCATGGGCATACGGCATGAAGAATGTTACAACGAAGAAGATGGGAAAATCATCAGAAATTTTAATTATCGCTTGACATTTGGGTTAGGCTTGTTATAATACACATCAACTTGGAGAAATGAATGGCAAAGGCAAAGGCAGGCAAGCTTTCACTTGCTGATATACAAAAGAACATCAATAAAAAAGCGGGTATGAATGTCGCTCACAATTTGAACGAGGCAAACCCAACAGAAGTGAAGCAATGGATTCCAACTGGCTCTCGTTGGCTTGATTCGATTATTTGTAAAGGTCAATATGCAGGAGTTCCAGTCGGAAAGATTGTAGAAATCGCAGGCTTGGAAGCAACCGGAAAGTCTTATATGGCTGCGCAAATTGCCGCTAATGCTCAAAAGCAAGGGATAGATGTTGTTTACTTTGACTCCGAATCAGCTATTGATCCTAGCTTTTTGGAACGAGCAGGCTGCAATCTAGACAATTTGCTTTATATCCAGGCAAAGTCTGTTGAATTTGTTCTTGAGACGATTGATGATCTCTTGAAAGTTGATAACCAGTTTCTGTTTGTTTGGGATTCTTTGGCTCTAACTCCGGTTGAACAAGAAGTCCAAGGCGACTTTGATCCCATGTCTCAGATGGCAATGAAGGCTCGTGTTCTTGCTCGTGCGATGTCTAAGCTTACAATCAACATCGCTAACAAGCAAGCTACTTTGCTCGTCCTGAATCAATTGAAGACAAACATTACCAGGATTGCCGCAGAGGCAATGACAACACCATACGTCACTCCTGGCGGAAAAGCCATGGCTTATGCTTATTCTTTGCGAATCTGGCTTACTGGTCGAAAAGCAAAAGCAAGCTATGTGTTAGATGATAATGGTTTCCGTATTGGCTCGGAAGTAAAGGTCAAGCTAGAAAAGTCTCGCTTTGGAACGGCTGGTCGCCAGTGCAACTTCCGTATTCTCTGGGGGACTGATGATGCCGCAATCCAAGATGATGAATCTCTTTTTGACGCAGTGAAGGGTTCGAGCAACATTCTTCAATCTGGTGCTTGGTATACGCTGGTTCACGATGATGGGCAGGAAGAAAAGTTCCAAGCCGCCAAGTGGGTTGAAAAGATGCAAGATGATAAATTCCGACAACGTGTTTATCAGATCATGGATGAAGAAGTCATTATGAAGTTCCATACTCGCGAAGGCAACGCAGAAGATTTCTATGATAATGATGACGATGTTCAAGTCGAAGAAGATACTTTTTCTTTTGAATAAACGCGAGAGTTTGTCGTCTACTTAGAAAAAGGAGCGAACGCTTATGTTGACCAAGATTTTTACAATGATTATTTTCCTGCTGATGTCCTCTGTGGCAAATGCCCACGGACCAACTGGACACCGACACATTCAGCAGCACGTTCAGTGCGATGAACGTTTTATTCATATTCCTGGTCAATATGATACTTTCGGTCGCTGGATTCCAGGAACAACTTTCTACGGAATTCAGTGTTGGGACTCGATGGGGAATATAATTTCTCAAACCCCAATCACCAGACCTGCACTTCGCCATCCTGTTTTTGTTTCCCGCCGCCCCCCTGTTAGAGTCGTGGTGGTTCCGAGAGTCAGGATTCCCCCCGTAGTTCACCATGTTCCAGTCCGCCCTCCTGTCCGTCGAGCACCACCGCCCCGAACTCGACGGGCACCGCCACCTCGGCATCAAAGAACAACTCCGCGAACAAACCGCCGATAAGAAGCCCTTTTAGGATTCCTCATACTATTTGTTAGTATGGGGAGTCAATCGTCAAAAGCAAAATATGAGAAGATGGTTTCTGAGTTGGGATACCTTGAAGCTGACTTAGAGTATCACCAGGCTATTATGAACGAAAGCCAAATAGCTTTTGAGGAAGCTCTCGATGAAACAGCGAAAAAGAAAGGTGTTAATCTAAACAGAGGCAAGCCAAAGTCAAAGAAAGGTCCACCCCCTCAGAGAAGCACCAAGAAGAACAAGAAGAAGAAACCAAGAAAGAAAACAAAAGATCTTTACAAGAAGATCGCAAGTGCTGCTCACCCAGACAAGCTTCTTGATTGCTCTGAAGAGGAAAGAGAAAGAAAGAAAAAGCTTTTTGTGGAGGCGTCCAAGGCGCTTGAAGAAGACATGGTTTTGACTCTCCACAGGCTTGCCAAAGAAGTTGGCATTGATCCAGGTGATCTTGACGATGAAGATCTTGAAATGTTTAAAGTTCAAATCGAAGAACTAAAAACAAAAATTTCACAACTAGAGTCAACTTGGATATGGGCTTGGATTAACGCCGAAGAAGAGCAGCAGAAAGACCACATCATAGAGAAATTTTTAGAATCACTCTTGACAGCACAGCAACAAGAAGATAAGCTAGAAGAACACGGAGAAGAAGATGAAGAAGAGGCTGCTGGTAATTGATGCTCTTAATGCTTATTTCAGGGCTTACATCGTAAATCCCAGTCTTTCTACCAGTGGTCATCCAATCGGCGGCTACAAGGGCTTTATTGGTATTTTACAGAAGCTTTGTAGAGAGATGCGACCTGATGAGATTGTTATTGCTTGGGACGGTGCTGGGGGCTCTGCGAGAAGAAAAACAGTTAACAAGAACTACAAAGAAGGCAGAAAACCCATTCGTCTCAATCGTGGGGTGAAGAATCTCACAGAAGACCAAGAGATGCACAACAAGGTCTGGCAACAACAGCGACTGATGGAAATGCTTAACTTTTGTCCAGTAATCCAACTAATGGCTGACGGCACAGAAGCAGACGATATTATTTCCTATGTCTGTCAGCATCACAAGTATGAGGGTTGGCAAAAGATTATCGTATCCAGCGACAAAGACTTCTTTCAGCTTTGTGACGATGAAACAGTTATCTACAGACCAATCCAGAAAACCTTTGTGAACAAGCCAAGGATCATTGAAGAGTTTGGTATTCATCCGGAAAATTTTGCTCTTGCTCGTGCTATTGCAGGAGACTCTTCTGATAATCTTGAGGGAGTTTCTGGTGTTGGGTTGAAGACAATTTCCAAAAGAATGCCTTTCTTTGTTAATGAAGAGCAGGTAACATTTGATAAGCTGTTCGAGCATTGTAAGAACGATAACACAAAATTAAAAGCCTTTACCTCCATTGTGGAATCCGAAAAGATCATAAAAGAAAACTACAAAATCATGCAGTTGTATACACCAAGTATCTCTGTTGACGGAACAATGAGAATTGATTACGCACTTGAAAACTTTGAACCAGAACTTAACAAAACAGAAATTATTGCAAGAATACAGAAAGATGGCTTCGACAAATATAACTTCGATGACCTCTTTGCGACCTTCAAAAGAATCATAAAAAATCATTGACAGAGCAAAATAATCGTGTTATATTATTGGGCACTTGGAGCATAGATGTCAAAAGAAGACTTTAGCCAATATGGAAAAAGTTTTCAAGAAAGCTTATGTCATTTGATTTTGCTAGATCGTCCGTTTGCGGACCAGATCTTTGAAGTAATGGACATCAACTTCCTTGAACTAAAATACCTTCAGACTTTTGTTGAGCTTGTGGTGAACTATAGAGAGAAGTTCTCTGTTCACCCTTCACAAGAAATCATGAAGTCGGTCCTGAGAACAGAACTTGAAAAGTTCCCAGAAGCAATCCAGGAACAAGTTCGCCATTACTTCGCAAGGATTCACAAGTCTGACCCAGCAGATACTGAATACATCAAGCATACTTCTCTTGACTTTTGTAGGAAGCAGAAACTCAAAGAAGCAATGCTCAAGTCTGTGAAGCTCCTGAAGAACTCTTCTTTTGATGAAATCTCAGATGTAATCAACAAAGCTCTTATTCTTGGTTCTGGTTCTGATCTTGGTTATGATTATATCAAGGATTTCGAGAAAAGATTTGAGTTCAAATCCAGAGACCCAATCTCAACAGGTTGGCCAGAAGTTGATGCTATTACTCACCAAGGGCTTGGAAAGGGTGAACTCGGTGTTGTTATCGCCCCAACTGGTGCTGGTAAGTCTATGGCACTTGTTCATCTTGGTGCTCAGGCAGTCAAGGCAGGAAAAAATGTAGTTTATTATACACTAGAATTATCAGAAACCGTAATTGGTTCTCGTTTTGATAGTTGCATTACAAAAGTGCCACTTAATGATTTGAGGATGTTTAAGGAAGAGATCTATGAAAAGGTCCAAATGATCGAAGGTAAACTGATTGTCAAAGAGTATCCAACCAAGTCAGCCAGCACAAATACTCTGAAAGCGCACCTTGAAAAGTTAAAAAATAGAGATTTTAAGCCCGATATGATTTTGGTTGACTATGGAGATTTATTACGCCCTTCTTCAAATTTAAGGGAGAAAAGGCATGAGTTGGAGACTATTTACGAACAGCTTCGCGGCTTAGCGCAAGAGTTTGAATGCTGCATTTGGACTGCCTCGCAAACAAACAGATCAGGGTTAAACGCAGAAGTTATTACGATGGAATCAATTAGCGAGGCATTCAATAAGTGTTTTGTAGCAGACTTTATCTTTTCAATTTCAAGAACTCCAGAGGACAAGAAGTTGGACACAGGTAGAATCTTTATAGCAAAGAATAGAAACGGCGCAGATGGTATCGTCTTTCCAATCAAGATGAGCACCAGAAACGTCTCCATCGAAGTTTTGGCTTCCACAGGCGAAAGCATAGGGGAAATCCAACAGGATGCCAAGAAGAGACAAGAGAAAAAATTAGTTGAACTTTACAGAAAGAATAAAAAGGGGAAATAATATGTCAATCAGTACGCTTCAGGAATATACAAGAATCGCAAAGTACGCAAAGTACTTGCCGGATATGCAGAGACGAGAAACTTGGAAGGAACAGGTTAATCGTGTTTTCGATATGCATAGGGAACAGTTCGCCGATATCGAAGGTATCGAGCAGTATATTGCAGAAGCAGAAGCCGCTGTTATGAGAAAGGAAGTGCT